CAATGACGCGCGAAATGGATGATACGTGCCGCTATCGCTTTAGATTCTGGCATAAGGAGGATGGGCCTAATCATCCAAGATCGTACGTATCAGGCAATCTTATGCAATTTCACATTGCGGTGCGCTTGATGCGATTGGTCAAGGGTTTGGCGCACTATCCGGTTTGTTTCAGTATCGTTGATGAGGTACGTCGCAATGCAGACATTTAAGCTACGGATGGCAATGAGTGTTGCAAATGGGTGGATCGCCGCATGGTTTCCGGGTGAGGAAATGGACGGCAAGTTGTTTCGTTCTAGCGATTTCAGCGAAGCGGCGACGATCATTCCACGCTACATGTACATGCGTCGTCTTCGCAAACAGGTCAAGTTACCGTTAGGGATACACCATGCAACAGTTCCCAATCACCGCAGTTGAGAAAGTCACGCTTTTGCATATAGCGCAAGGGTGTGAACAGCGCGGCGAAGATTCATACGCTCGCGTCGTGCGTCAGATGGTTCAACGTCTTTGGCCTGATGCACGTGTAGTGGATGACGCGGTTAAGATTGACGACGCGTTTGGGCATCTGTTGTGATACACTCCGCTCTGCTGTAACGTTAGTAACGATCCAAACCTTTCGAAAGGATATCCCTATCATGAAGAAGTCGATTCTTGCAATGCTCCTGTTGACGAAACATTCGTTCACCGATGATGCCCCGGCCGCTGGCGCTGCTGCAACGGTATCGGTCGTCGTTCCGGCCGAACATGAATCGCTGGTGACGCGTATTCTGGCGTTGCTCGAAAAAGATGCGACCTGGCTGAAAGACAACATCGAAGCGGGCGTGTCGCATTTCGAAGCGATGTTCGAAAAGTCGGATACGCCGACCGCCGCAGCGTCGACAGGTGCACAGGCGGCAGTCAAGACCGATGCGCCTGCTGTGTCTCAGAACGGCCCGGCAAGCACGGAGCAGTAAAAAGGTTTCGAAGGCTCGCATAGCTAGTTCGCATTGTTGGAAGGAACGCCCCATGCTAACCACATGGGGCGTTTTGTTTGTGCTTGTCAAACCGTTACTTACGGTTCATACTTGCCACCGTTGACTATATGGAGAACGATATGACAGCATTTCTGTACGTAATGGTGGCAATGATGCTGATTGCGTCGTTGACGGTTGGTTGGGTCGCGCTGCGCTATCACATGATGCCGCCTGAAGTCGATCCGCGTGTGCTTGATATCAACTGGCCGTGCGGGGATGACCATGATCCGGTATAACGTTTCGCCGGGTGCGCTTGACATGTGCGCGGATGGTGATTTCGTCAAATACGAAGACGCCCGCCGCGATATTGAGCGCCTGGGCAATGAACTGTTCGCGGCGCGTGCCGCGAACAAAGAGCTTGAGGCACAGCGACGGCGCGACCTGAAAGTCAAGGATGACCGTATCGAACTGCTCGAAACTAGAGCCCGTCAAGCTGTCGTCGCATTGGGCTTTCGTGACCCTGATGAGGGTAGAACATGATGAACCTGACCATCGGTGAAGATGCTGACTGGCGCATCCGTGTGACGGAGCCTGACGGTTCGACCCGCACGCTGATACTGAACGGTCGGGCCAGTTGGAAAAAGGTTAGCGCCGTGTGTCATGCACGGTCGTTCGCGTTCCGCAACCCGATGTGCAAGGTGCGTGTCGAAATCTTTGGATACATTGATGATGAAGGTTAGGTATCTGAAGCATCGCCCGCGCAAACGTACCGTATGGCTCGATGGCGGAACGTTTGTTGTTCCCAAAGCCACCGTCGACGCCATAACAGCGTGGTTGCGCTCGTTCGTCAAATAGTTGTTGACGGTGCGAAAGTAATGGTTTTATACTTGTCACACTTTCACACAACAAGCAGGTGACTGAAATGCAAGAACGGAACGAAACAGCAGCGATAAACGCTATCGAACATGCGCATAGACAAAGTTTACACGCCATCCACTTAGCAGTAGAAGCATTCGGGGAAGACAGGGAATTTTCTGTTTTATTGGCACGTTTGCAAGATGCAGCAATGGACATTGAGACCATCAAAAATCAGATGGTGCGCATAAAGTCCCGCAACGATATTGAACGTGGATTTAAGTAACCCACCGCCCCGCAGGACGGGACTTTTTCTTCATAGGTGAAAAATATGCTTTCGTATCATAACGATCCGGCAATAAAACTGAAGTATCAGGCCCGTTTCGAAGCGCATCGCAAGGCTGACGATGTCATTCAGGGTACCGGGTATGACAACAGTCGTGGATGCTTCGTCGGTTGTACTCTCAACAAGTACGATCATTCGCGCTTTCCTGTTGAACTTGGCTGGCCGGAATGGCTGGCGCGTCTTGCCGATGTAATTTTTGAAGGCGTTCCGAAGTCAGAAGCGGCACAGTTTGGTACCGACTTGTTAGATGCGGTCCAGATCGGCAAGGACTTGGAGCCGGTTAAATGGCACTTGGCGATTGCTCGCCATAAAGTGCAGATCGAGCGTCTGAAACATAATAGCGAACCCTATGCAGAACAGGTTAGTAATGCGTTGCAAGGTGTTATCGACTACTGTGAGTCTCAACTAGCCGGAACAGCTACCGATGAAATGACGGCGTGGTCGGCAGCGGAGTCGGCAGCGCGGTCGGCGTGGTCGGCAGCGGAGTCGGCGTGGTCGGCGCAGTCGGCGTGGTCGGCGCAGTCGGCGCAGTCGGCAGCGGAGTCGGCAGCGGAGTCGGCAGCGCGGTCGGCAGCGCGGTCGGCGTGGTCGGCAGCGCGGTCGGCAGCGCAGTCGGCGCGGTCGGCAGCGGAGTCGGCAGCGGAGTCGGCAGCGGAGTCGGCAGCGCGGTCGGCAGCGGAGTCGGCAGCGTGGTCGGCGTGGTCGGCGTGGTCGGCAGCGGAGTCAGCGTGGTCGGCAGCGCGGTCGGCGTGGTCGGCAGCGCGGTCGGCAGCGTGGCAATTCGAACGCGATACGCTTTTGACGATTTTGCGTGAAATGTGATGTTGACCGATATCCGTATCCCTATCCGACCCGACACGCCCATTCTTGAACGCGATACGCTTGATTCGTGGATTATCGACAGCGTGCAGGGCTCGACAGTACTTATCGTTCGTGTAACTGATGGTCTGCGCCGGAACGTAGCGCGCGATACCATTGACGAGTTGTATAGCTAGCTCAAACCGTCACCGACGTTACACTAGGGCCATAGCTCATAACTATGGCCCTTTTTCATGCCCTACCCCTACGCGCACGACTTCCGTGCCCCCGATTACTCCCGTATCTTTCAATGGCGCGTTGACAAGCTCCATCAGCTACGCGCTGATCCGGCATTGCTTAAAGCGGTCCTGACGCATTATCGTCACAATCCAATCGACCTGATCGAAGATTGGGGATGTACGTATGACCCGCGTAATGTTGGCTCACAGTACCCTGCAATGCTGCCGTTGATCCTGTTTCCACGCCAACGTGAGTTTCTGCAATGGGTCATCGAGCGTTGGAAAGCCAAAGAATTTGCAGTAAGTGACAAGTCGCGCGATATGGGCCTGTCATGGATGATGGTGTCACTATTCACCGCACTGGCCGTTACTAACGAAGGATTCACAGGCGGATTCGGATCACGCAAGGAAATCCTTGTTGATCGTGCCGGTGACCCTGACTGTTTATTTTTCAAAATTCGCATGTTCCTGTCATTGCTGCCATTTGAGTTCCGGGGCGGTTGGGTCATGGGTGGGCGGGACTGTGATAAGTCGATGCTCATCACGATACCGTCAACTGGCGCAGTGATCCGTGGTGAAGCAGGCGACAACATTGGCCGGGGCGGTCGCGCATCCATTTATTGCCGTGACGAAGCGGCGTTTATTGAACGGCCCCAACTGAGCGATGCTGCTTTATCACAGAACACGAATTGCCTGATTGATATCAGTTCAGTCAATGGCTTTGACAACCCGTTCGCAGAGAAGCGTCACAGTTGGCCCGAACATCGTGTATTCACCTTCCAATGGCGTGACGATCCGCGCAAGGATGAGGCATGGTATGAAAAGCAGAAAGAGAACCTTAACCCGCTTATCGTTGCGCAAGAAATTGACCTTGACTATTCAGCGTCCAAGCAAGGTGTTGTCATACCTTCAGCGTGGATACAATCTGCCATCGGTGCTGCGCGTAAGCTCGGTATCACGATCAAAGGTGAACGTCGTTCGGCGCTTGATGTGGCGGATGAGGGGCTTGACCTGAACGCATGGGCCGGTCGACACGGTATCGAGCTACAACACATAGACGCCTGGAGCGGTCAGGGCAAAACAATATTCTGGACAACGGAACAGGCGTTTTTACGCTGCGATGAGTTTGACTATGACAACTGCCGGTATGACGGCGACGGGCTTGGCGCTGGTGTACGCGGCGACGCGGCGCAGATCAATGGTCGGGACAACCGCAAAGGATCGCAACGCAAGTTCACTGAGTTCAAAGGCAGTGGTGCCGTTGTCAACCCTACAGCACTGGTCTACAAAGGTGATGACCGTGGTGTCGGGTCGCGCAAGAACGAAGATTTCTTCAAGAACCTGAAAGCGCAATCATGGTGGTCATTGCGTATGCGTTTTGAGAAGACGCACCGCGCCGTGGTGGATGGCGCGGTGTTTGACCCTGACGAACTTATCAGCATCAGTGAACAGATACCGCCGCACGTACGGACCAAGCTTGTTGCAGAACTGTCACAACCGACATACGACATCAACACGGCCGGTCAGATGATTATAGACAAGACACCAGACGGCACACGCTCACCGAACCATGCCGACTCGGTGATGATCCTGTACGCACCGCAGGAAAAGAAATCGTCATTGTTTGCATGAACGTTAGTAACAGTTTATACTCCCGGCGTAGTCCCATAAACTCACCGGGAGTATCCATGCAAGACAAGCGCCCATCCGTCACAACCGATGAATCCTGCAAGGACGGCAATATCGTCCAGTTGCAATGCGCATTGATCGCTGACGACCTATATGCAGTGTTGACGCGTGCCCACAAGTTGGGCTTTGTCATCACCGTCGATATCGAAAACCTGCAACCGTTTGCGATGGGCAACTATCGTATGGATGCAAAAATCAGGAGTCGCAGATAATGCATTTTCATTGGCCCCAAATTGTTGAAATTTGCCTGATGGCGTTTTCATTCCTTCTGCACGGTATGAACCATGGCAAGCCGACGCGCGGCACCTATAATGGCTTCGTGTCCATGCTCGTCATTGCCGTCAACGTAACGATTCTCTATTACGGGGGATTCTGGTCATGACTACACCTGTTCGCGTCACCGTCAACGGTCACCGTGTATTCGTTGGGCCGCAGGCGTTCGCGTTTTCATCACAGGCCGCAGCGGCGCAGGCGCAATGCACACTGCGTGAACCGCTCCATATCCCTCGCGGCGGCAACAAGTTCGACAAGCAGGACGTCGGTGTGTTTGCGGCACTCGAAGCCGCGTTCAAGGCGGCGCAATCATGACCCTTACCGACATTTCACGCCTACTCAAGTTCGCCAAGGCACCTTGCAGCAAGACGGTAGAATGCTTCTACCCCAATCCGTCTATCGAAGTGTTCGTTCCAATGACGCACTATCTGATCGTCAAGGAAGTCGTTAGACGGCTCGACGTGCTGCCGGGTTTGGACCTTCGCATATCGCCGCTGACGAGTCGTGACGTCAAGCCGAATCAACACGTGTATGTCAAGGTAAAGGGCGTAACGATCGGTCACACTGATGTCAATGACGGATCGGACTGGCGCGAGAAACTTCGCCGTCGACGCGAATCAGCCCGTATGCGCAACCATGACGTTAAGGTAGAATGTGCATCGGTGGTTGTACCGTAACAACTGCGCTGCAACTACCAAACGCCCCATTCTGACCGATGGGGCGTTTTCTTTTGCGGTCATACTTGCCAAACCGTTAGTAACGGTTCTATACTTCATACCATCATCAACCAATGTGAGGTGTGAAATGAAAAAGTTGGCAATCGCGGTAGCCGTAGCGCTCGCATCTGTTAGCGCTCACGCACAGGACTGGTTCCAGTTTGAGGTAGGTGTCGGCGTCGGACTCGCGAATGATATGGGTGACGGCACGTGGATTCAAGACGGCTCACCCGACAATCGCGAGAAGTTGACGTTCCCCGTCATCACTGCTGGTATCACGGGTGAACTGTATCAGCGTGGTTCGGTCGATGTGCGCTATCACGCTGACTATGCGTACCTTGGCGAGCAACGCGCGAGTGTAATGGGCGTACCTGACGATCAATACAACGGTCAGACGCATAGCATCACTGGATACCAGGGTGAACGATTCAGCCCGTTCAATGGCCATGGTCACGTGCAGGGCATCCCTGTCACGCTTGACGTTGGCTATACGCTCTACGGATGGCGCATGGGTGTCGAAGCCGGTGTTTGGGCCTACTGGCAGACATGGCACGAATCGCTGTACAACCTTGCCGACCAGTGGCAAGACCTTTCCCACAAGACGACAGTACAATTCGGCTATGTTATCGGCGCGAGTGTATCGCGCGGCCCGTTGAGTCTGTCGTACCGTTACTACAATGTACGGCAATTGTGGAACCCAAATCCCGGCCTTGTGACCGGTGCAAACGTTGTAACCCTCACCTATCGTTTCTAGGACAAATTCAAATCATGGCAAAACAAACTGAACTTAGCAAATTGCTCAAGTCATTGCACCGCGCGATCTATGCACATGTCGACTTGAGTCGCACGCCGCACGTAGCAGTAACCGATGTGCGGTTGAAACACACAGAGGGAGAAGTCGACAAGGCGACGAAACGCCTGTTCTCATACTTCGACAAGATGCAAGAACAGATTGATACCGGTGAGCGTGACAAGACGGCATTGCGCGACCTGTTGATACACGCGCAGGACACTTCTAAACGTCATGGGGAGTGTGTACAGGCGGCAGGGAAGGTAGGCGTAACGTTTCGTCAGGAGAAGTCGCCGGGCGGTACGTTTTCTTGGTATGTGGCGGAATTGCCCGGCATTGCATCGACGGTGGTCGCACCATTTGTAGTGAAGTTTCCATTTGATTTGCAAAAAGTAAAGGATGGTGCGCCAATTCAATGCGAAGTTGCAAAAGGACACGAAGGCAGCAAGCTGTGGTTTGACGCTCGATTTATCGGCATGTCGGGCGATGATGTAGTTATAGATAGCGATCTACATGGGCTTGAAAAGGTCGCGACGTCTGATTTGCGTATGAAGATGAAGGCGCCATCTGAACTCACGCTCTATGCGAACGTCGCGCGCAATCAGGGACTCGACGGCATCAAAGGCGCGGTCTATGCCACATATACTGAGGCGAATACCGCTGCGGCGAAATTCCCCGGCCAGCACGTTGTGACAGCATTCCCGGTAAAAGTGACCGTCACTTTGTAACAACATGTGACCGTTACTAACGTTTTTACGGTATAATCAATGCTCCTACTAAAGGGGGTAGTGTGAAAAGTTGGGCACCTAACAAACTTGTGCAGGACGACCAGGACGTCGCATACGAACCAACAGACATAGAGGGGAAAAAACTAGCAGCGGGATTGACCTTATATTTGCGTCGTTTGATGTACCGGGCCAGAACACTGAATTCGCCCATGCAGGACCATCCAAATTGTCGGTGCTACATCAAGCCGATATCACCAGACCAGTAAGCCCGAACGCCCTATTGTTACAATAGGGCGTTTTCCTTTATGGAGCGGGCATCATGGCTTTCGGCTGGTTCAAAAAACGAACAATCGCGACCGCAGCGCAATCCGCCGTCGATACCCCTGTTGGTGGCTCGATGTTTTCAACGCATCGCGGCGATACTGTACGCAGTGACGAATCGCGCGCGAACACCGAATCTATCGTTGATACGTGGAATCGTTATCTGCTTGCATGGGCACCGCGACCGGTCGCCCCGGTAGGCACTGGCGACGATGACGATTCGCAAGGATGGAACGCCATCAAGTCGGCGTATGGACTGGCGCAACCGAATATCCCGGATGCCATCTTTCAATGGTTTGCCACTCAGACCTATATCGGGCCGCAGGCGTGCGCTATCGTGGCGCAACACTGGCTGGTCAAGAAAATCTGCCTGGTGCCCGCACGCGATGCCATTCGCCAAGGTTTCGAAATCATCAACGAGGTAGGTGAGGACCAACTTGACGATGACGTTGTTGCGGAGTACGCGCGATACGACAAGAAATTCAAGTTGATGAAACATCTGCTCAACTACGCGTACAACGGTCGCAAGTTCGGCATTCGCGTCGCGGTGCCAATCATCGACTCGCCCGACCCTGACTTTTACGAAAAACCGTTCAACCCGGATAGCATCCGACCCGGTTCATTCAAGGGCTGGTTCATGCGCGATCCGTATTGGATGTCGCCCATTCTGTCAGGTGACGCAGCAGGCGATACGACGTCGCCGGATTTCTACGAACCCACGTGGTGGCAAATCAACGGCAAGAAGTATCACCGCACGCATCTGTGCATCTTTCGCACGGAACAGCCCGACGATATCCTTAAGCCTGCTTACCTGTACGGCGGCATCCCGGTGCCACAGGCCATCATGGAACGCGTGTACGCTGCGGAACGCACGGCCAACGAAGCGCCGTTGCTCGCCATGACGAAGCGACTCTATACGCTCAAGATGGGGGGCATCGAAGAAATGATGCTCAACAAGGACAAGTTTGATGAGTCCATGCAGTTCATGAATGTCGCACGCGACAACTACGGCGTGCGCATCATGGGCAGTGATGACGAAATGGAGCAGCTTGATACGGCGCTGACCGACCTGTCAGAAGTCATCGACAACCAGTTCGCATTAGCGTGTGCCGCTGGTGACGCGCCGGTCAACAAGATCATGGGCACCGCAGCGGGTGGATTTAGTAGCGAAGGTGAGTACGATCAATCGTCATATCGCGAAACACTCGAATCAATGCAGATGCACGAATTGACACCATTCGTTGAACGTCATCACCTGTTGACGAAACTGGCCTACATCATTCCGAAGTTCGGCGCGCGCGGTCAGGCGCAGACGACTATTAGTTGGATGCCGCTCGATGCGCCGACCGCGAAAGAGTATGCAGAAATCAACGAACTTAACGCGCGCGCAGACCTGTCGCTTATCCAGACCGGTGCAATTAGCGATTCTGACGTCAATGAACGGTTGCGCAACGACAAGAACAGCGGTTACAGCACCATTCGGTCGATTGATGAGGGTGAGCGTGAACCAGTCAACGGCGGCGAATTCGCTGACCCGGAAGGCCCGCAACTTGGCACACCCGGTAAGGTATCGGTGAGCGAAACAGAAGGCTCACCGACCGGCGATTCAATGGATACGCTGATTGAACGGCTCGTTGTCGAAGCGTTCAAGAATCACGGGATGTTGCTGACCTACATGCAGGAAAAGTAATGGGTCATCGACAAGTACGCGTTGTTGGTAAACGTGCCGATTGGGCGCAACAGTTCGCTATCGAAAAGGTGCGTGGCAAGCCGTTGTTCATTGCCGGGCAGATTGCAACGAAGTACAGCGATACGTTGCAACACTACATCGAGCGCATGATTCGTGAAACCATGCGCGAAGTATTGGGTCTGTCTGATGCGTTCGCGGCCGATAGCGTTGCGTGGGCAATGGATGCGAGCGTTGCGAGTCAGGCCCGTATCCTGTCAAATGCGATGCGCGACAAGTTTGCCAGACTATTCGCATCTGTCGCGCAACCGTTAGCAGAGAAGATGACCGGTGCTGCGGAAAAGGATAGCGCACAGAAGTTGAATATCAGCCTTAAAGAAATGAGCGGTCAGTACGTTCTAAAAACTAACGTTTTCAACGACCAGCTACGCGATGTGCTGACAGCCAGCGTTGCGGAGAATGTAGCGCTTATCAAACGTATCCCTGAAAAGTATCTGGATAATGTACAGGGTGCGGTGATGCGCTCGATTCAATCGGGTCAGGGGCTGGCAGACCTTAAACCCGAACTCGACAAGTACGGCGTGACTGTCAAGAATTGGGCAAAGAATGTCGCGCTTGACCAGACACGCAAGGCATACAACGGAATCAACGCCGCGCGTATGCAGGCGTTGGGCGTCAAAGAGTTTGAATGGGTGCATAGCGGGGGTAGCAATCACCCCCGCGAATATCACCGTGACGTATTGAACGGTAAAATATTTAGCTTCGACAATCTGCCGCACCTTGACGGACCTAATACCGGCGAGAAAGGCATACCCGGCCAGGCACCATATTGCCGGTGTACGATGCGGCCGATTTTCAGATTCAACGATGACGACGAATAAGGGGCGTTGCGATGCCATTGGATAAAAGCGGTACGAAAGAAGCATTCGGCAAGAACGTCGCAACTGAAGAAGCGGCAGGCAAGCTACAGAAGCAGGCCGTTGCGATTGCCTATGCAACGGCAGGCGACGCGTCGACAGCAGCGGGCGTTGTCTATCATGCCAACGGTAAAATCCTGATGCTGCAACGACCCAATGGCGAATGGGGTTTTCCAGCTGGAACGATTGAGGAAGGTGAGACACCGGAAGCGGCGGCACGGCGCGAGACAATTGAGGAAGTACAACACGCGCATCAGGGCGATTTGACAAACATCGGCGTATTTGACGGTTTCTTTACTGCGTTTTTTGCTGACGTCGAACCGTTCGATCCGGTATTGAATGACGAACATATCGGCTCAGGCTGGTTCACGCTCGATGCATTGCCAACGCCGTTGCATGGTTGCAGCGCCAATGTCATCGCCTGCATATTCAATGCGATTGCGGGCGACAGGTCAGATACCGTCAAGCAGTGGGATATCAACGGGTTCTTTGAAGTAATGGATAACCCGGTGTCAAAGGTCGGTGTATTTAACTACCTTGGCAAGAACATTCCACAGGAAGTCGACAAGGGCAATGCGGGCCAGTTCTTTGCGGTATATCGCCCGGCATCGGAACTGGCAGACCCGGCCTGTATCGCAACGTTACGTCTGAAACCGTGGATTATCGATCACACGATGATCGGTGATGGTACGGGCGGAACAGTCCAGATTGAAGAAAAGAAAGCACGTGGTGTTACTGGTGAACGTGGTTGGTTCGACCCCAACGATGATTATGGGACGTTGAAAACCAACATCATGTGCTGGTCCGAATTTCTCGCCGCAAGCATTGCGTCGGGTAAAACCCCGTTGTCACTCGGTTACCGTTGTGTATACGAGTATGCGCCGGGGGTGTTTGAGGGTGTGC